ACTCCCTCTATCTGGCCCATACTATGGGACCAGGCGGTTACCCTCGACACCTATAAGGTGAAGAGTTAAGAAACCCCTTCTACTAACGTAGACTAGTCAGAGACTAATCTAGAATTCGTAGGTTTCACGGTAGGTTACTGTGATCAAATCAGTAACAAGATTACTGAACAATGTGTCCAGTATCCTCACTTGGTGTTATTCCTTCAGTCCGGCTAGTGGTTCCGTTCGATTCCTCCTTATCAACTAAGATAAGGAAGATGGGTACACACTCAGTATTAATACTGGGCGATGTAACAATTTAAGTGGATGTGCTTAACGTACGCCTCTTCGAAGACTTCGTCTTCTTGAGAACATTACGCTTTACCCACGGTTTCGCTAGTGGTATACCTTTAAGGACCTTTCTTTCGACCCCAATCATTAGGGGTGGTACGAAATCTTTCTTCAAAGTACGTACCAGGATAAGATCCCAAAAGGCCCTCTCAACAGAGAGGACTCCCGGTATGCCGGAAGACCTTATAATCCCTTTATCTTTCGAGATAAGGGCTATAGGTCCACGGCTTAAGATTATAATCTCACCTAGGAAGTCTAGCGGAAACTCGAGGACACTATGTCCACCTTTCATAAAGAGAGGCTTGAGTCTAATCCCACTTAGGGGCACCAACCTGCTGTTGTCACAGAAAGACAAGTAGTATTTTTCCAATTCATCACAAAGTTTCGTCTCTGCAGCCATAAATGGCCTTGCAGCGAGAATACCTAGCTCTGCTCATGTACTAAACACCCTTTTCTCTTCTTCTGTTAACTTAACACCTATTGCTTTTCTCGTCCACATGCGGATCAATTCATTATGATCCCATGCATACTTATAAACAGTAGCGGCCCCTTGTTTGTAAAGGCCTGTCGCGGCTTTGCGCATCTTGAGTTCTAACTCTTGCCAGAAGCTAAGCCTTGTAGTAGATAAATACATAGACAAATCATCGATCTCTAGAGAGGGTGAAGGATTATTCCTGCCCTCAACATTGTTGAGATATTGTCCTCTTGGATCTTTCTTATATCTTTTAAATATAGAAAGACCAAGGTGTATTCCCGTTACTACAAGCAAATCCGATAGGTTTGATAACCCAGAAAAGGATTGACCGTAGGTAAGGGTCTTTGTACTTACTACCCTAGGATTAATCTCCCTAGGGGCCATGGCTCCCAACAGTCGTTGAAAACAGTCTGACACATGCAATGAGTTCATTTTAATGAATAACTCACTCCTGAACGTAATAAGATCAGGGATAGAATTGTTCAATAAAAGCCCCATCGGCAAAGGTGACACGTCGACTCCATTGACACATAGTTTAGAAGCAAATTCTCAAGAATCAAATCCATTCCTCGGAAGGACTGATTTTGGAAGGCTAATATCTATGCCTAATTTGTCAATGAGAGACACATATACTTCAGCGACGCGACAGTTAGCGATGGCTACATCATCTCCAAGGATTATATATTCCCTGAAGTTGTTGTAACCACATAATTTAGCCGCTAAGCGGACTAGCATGTGATGCGTGTAGGCGAGTGAAGATCAGGAGGAATAAAGTCCTATCCCTTGACCGGTGTTGTAATAAATTACTTCACCTCTCGGGAGTCGGAACCCTTCCCCAACTATGACTTCAGCTCAGGCCTCACAGCCTTTACTACTAAGTCCGCATAAGTGTAATACCAGTATCTGAAGTGATACTGGTAAACGATCAGTTGCTGCTGTCAAGTCATAGCAGTAAACCTTTTTCCCACTATTGTATCAAGCTTTTGCCTGGTCAATGGATCGCTTCTGATCATATGTGTAATCAGTTCTTAATTTCTTAAGACACTGAAACATCACATTATGAAGAGGCAGGAGGGTATTCTGCGTAATTCAATCTGAGATTGCAATGACACGAGTCTTACCAAGCCCATCAGGGAAGGAGGCAAG